CACGGGCATTGCAGCCATGGCTGAGCATCACCTCCTGAACATCAGATTCACGCAAGTTCTCTGCCACATCCAAGACGTGATCTGCGCTTGGCTCATAAACCCACTCCATCAAGAAGCACCTGAACGACTGGTGATCATGCCGATCCATTCCAAAGTGCTGAATTTTGACGGATGTGGCGTGTCGTTCAACAGCTCCACAAGGATGCGATCACCACGACCCATGATCGGAACGTTGAATACGCCCTGGTACTTGAGCTGCGTATCCATTCCTGATGATGCTGTCGGGGTGCCAATCACTGAATTACGGACAGCCAATACCGTGCCGTCGAATGTATAAAGACCCTCCTTCCTACCTTCAGGGATCACCTTGACCTGGAAGTAGCCAGTCTCCTGATACGCGAGCTTGGCCTGGCGCACCTGAGTGCGAACGACATTACGAACAGCTTTGCCGCCACCGATGTCATTCATCAACTTGAAACGACTGAATCTGTATCTGAAGTCGTATTTCTCCCCGGCCCAAACGTCCTCAGCTGACCAGTCGCCTCGAGTTGTAACCGTGCTCGAGTCGTCGGTGGACCCGAGCAACACCGGACCTGCCTTGTTTGTCTGGGTCATGTTGTACGCGCTCCAGACCTGCACCTCATTGGTTGCCGTGTACGGCAGCGTGAAAGTCGTTTGATTCGTCTGCTCGTCGTAAACGCCGTTGGCCATTCGCATGTCTGCCGGTGTCGCTGTCGTTGTGCTGACCAGCCGATCAAGCAACAAGGGATAGGGAGCGTCAACAGATTCCTCTGCACGATCAAGCACTGAGATCTGCTCAAGCCAGACCTCGTCGCCGTATCGCATCAAGCAATAAAGGATTTCCCGAATGCAAACAACCTGGAGGACTTCATCGGCTCCAAACTCCCAGTAGGACCAGCTGTTTTGCGCACGCTCTGCACCTTCACCTCGATTGCGCAGGAACCATTTGTAAACGTAAATCCGCTTTCGATAATCAGCTCCCAGCATCCCGGTGTCGTTCTTGGAGCTCAGCAGAAATGCAGCATTGCCCGTGTCATTCACGGTCATTTTGAAGCATTCGTCTGGGACAAAACTGGAGACATAGCCAGTCAAATCAGCCGCATCAGCCGTCAAGGCAGTGCCTGCACCCCTCACTGCAAATTCTCTCATTTGTGACCACTGACCGTTGCTTTGCAGGAAGAAAATGCCGCCACCTGCCTGTTGTGGCCTGACGCTCGTATCGACATCAAATTGTGTCAGCGCCGTGATCTGTGCGGTAGCAGGAGTCAAGACTGTCTCCGCCGCATTAAATCTGAACTGAATTTGTGCAGAAAATAATATCAATTCATCCTGATATGGGACTGCATAACGAAGGACTGACACTCTGTTGTTACTAGCCACAACATCAATAGGGTCAGTGTCAAGAACCGTTGTAACGGTCTCGGGAAAGAATTCAAAGAACTCTCGAACTCTCGAGAGAACAACATTCTCGTCAGCCAAGAATCCGAGCCTGTTCTTGTAGATGAAGATGTCATTGATCGGAAAGCCAATAAACGATGGATCAGGCGATGTCTCAATGTCGCCAGCGATGCGTCTGCCCCAGGTCGGAACGCCATCTGGAATGCCAGCAACCGTTTGGCCATCAACCGGTCCAAACCAAAAATCACCATCGTTCTGACGAATCAGAACGTGCGGCATCGTCGTGGGATTGAGCATGTACTCAGTCCCAGGAGCGACGGTCTCCTCCCATTCGCCCTCACCAAAGTCCCCGCTACGGGGATTGAACTCCAAATGGAAGTCGTCAAATGCTGTGCCGGGGTCTCCAGTGACGTTGATCTGATAGCCCTCTGGAGCAATCGTCGGCAGCTCGGTGAACACCTGCACCGTGTTCAAGATTGCTGTGATCGTGGCGTTTGCTTTGGCGTCAGTCGCAGCAACCGTGATCGGGTTGTCTGAACGGAACCAGATAACTGAACCGACACGACTTGAATCAACGTCGGCATCAGTGATTCCATCCATCAGCTCCTGAGCAATCTCCTCAGAGCTGATCCTGTTTTCGGTGACAGTGGAACCATCAACGACGACAGCAGCAACAGGCGTCTCAACAGTGACTTCAGTGCCATTGAGGTTCAGCACATACTCGTTGCCGTAAACAGCCTGCTTCACCCAAACCAGACACTCATGCTCCCTGGGCCTGGCAGTTTCCGGCGCAACCGCCGTGTCCATCGCTGTATTCGTCAGCGTGTTGGTGATCCATGTGTAATCAGCAATCGTGACTGCCCTGACCTGCTGGGTCGCATCAGTGATGCTGTCTAGATAGTCGTAAGCGTCAGTGTCCTCAGTGACCGTGCGCTCAGTGCCATCGAGCTCAAAAACCCTGACCTGATCGCTTGTGATGACAGCGATGTATTCCTCTTCCTGATCCCGAAGAATCGTGTGAAAGAACGCATCACCGAAAGGCGTCTCACTGACTCGCGCCAGAGTTCTGCTGCTGTCGCGTTTGCGCAGACCCTCTGCGATTGACGACACACCATTGATCTGGATCTCTCCCTGGCTTGGATCCTTTTGTGCGTCGGGCTGCTGCGACACCCCTTGGATGAGGTTCGGGATTGTTACCGCAATGTTTTTCATTTAGAAGACCGAGTAGCCATTGGCAACGCGACGGTTCATCAGCCCAGTGGCCGGCTGATACGTCGGGAAAGCATTCGCGCCAGTGAGCATGTTGGATTGCTCCTGCTCCATCTCGATCCGCTCGAGCTCTGCCTGGGCGTCGCCTTCATCCTTGGCGGTGTATTTGAACAACGCCTCAGAACCCAGCGACCGATCAGAAAAGATCCGCGCTGCTCTGACAGTCACCCAACGGTTGTACGCCTCGGGAACGTCGTCCCACGGCAGCAACCAGATCACATCAGCAGCAAGCTCAGTAATCGACTCATCGATCAGATACGTGCGCTTCAGCAGGTCGTAGACCCTCTGCCCGCGTAGCTGAAAACGACCGTTGTACTTGTAGCGATTAACCGAAAACCCAACGATTGAATCAGGAACCTTGATGTTCCCGGTGTCGGCATCTCGAGCAAACGGGTAATTGAATTCAGAGTTCCAGCTCCAGCCGCGGGTCTGTCCTTCTTTGTGAACCTCGAGGCACGTGCGCTGCGCAACTCGAGCATCCTGGATCTGCTCATTGTCGAGAGTGTCGACCGGCTGCTCACCAATGTTCTCCAAGCAGATATTTACAGCGTCCAAAAGACTGGTTCTTCCTTGAGCCGTGGACTGCGCAACTAGCGACATTTGCTCTACGAGGACGATGTCCGCATTCTGACGGACCATAAAAAAAGGGGCCAGCGTCTGCTGGCCCTAGCCCCACTTTGCTTTCCAACTACAAGGTAATCAGGTAGTGGAGATCTGGCAGGCACACTCAGCGCGGAGGACTCCCATACCCAGGGCCTGACGGGCGACCATCAGATCCGACTGGTACTGAACCCGATACTCAGGGCCAGTAAGTTGCAGGGACGGGCTCAGAAGTGAGACCACACCAACAGCATCGCGGTGAAAGATCAGGCCGCGGCACTTGGTGAGGTTCTGCGCGTAATCGGCGTTAACATCTCCAGCAACCAAACTATAGTCAGCTTGGTCAACATGATTACTCGAAAATAGAGGAATCCCAGCAATTCTGGCAGTCTCACCTTGAGCAATAGAGCCGTTACCTCCACCGTTCGTGAAGTCCACGTTGATGGCACGACTTGACTGGGTGATTGAGTAATAGTCGTCCGGAGTAAAGACGGCATACATATTATCAATCGGGACATCTTTCTTCTCAAACTCTACACGAGCATCGAAGATTGCCTCGACTAATGCATCACCACGTTCTTGACGGGTTTTAGCGTCAAAATCAGTCTTGGTATCGCCAAGATCGATCGCAGTACCGGTGCGGCCTGCGTTCGGGGGATCCTTCGCCAGGGGCTCTGTGCTGTTGTTTGCAGCGGCGTACACAAGGCGGGCAACACGCTTATCGTATTCCACCGCAAGGGCTCTGCCGAGCTCTCTTGTGTAGATTTGGCGGACATCGTAGAAGTTCATGAGTTCATCAACTTCGTAGATTGCGGTGTCCGCAATCATCAAAGCGTCGAGCTCAATTGTTCTTTTGTTCAGATCTGATGGATCATTACCATCACCAGTTATCGGTTTCCCGGGCTGGTGGTACGCCGCAAGCATGCGTCCGGTGATCGGGAAGTCAACTGACTTGCCGCCACGGATGTTGCGTTCACGGGTCTTGCCCTTGAACACCGTGTTGATCATGAACGCGTCCAGCACCTCGGAGCTTCCGAGGCGCAAAAACATTTCGCGGTTCTTATCAAGCTTGCCGGCGCCAGCTTCCCATGTAGCGGCGTCGCCCTTGATTTGACCCAATCTTGAGAGATTGACGTCAGTCATGATGAGTTTTTAGAAAGAAGATTAGTTCGATTTAAGACTCACTCTCACGCTGACGCAGGTTGTCCTCCTTGAAGGGCCTGGTGCTCTGTAGCTGTCTTGCCGATTAGTTTACTAAAACTGTGGCGAACTGGCCAATATCATCGCCACCTTGTTCCTGTAAGCCTCATCTACGTCATAAAGACGCTGACCTTGATCATTTCTCTTGTTCATTGCATCAAGAACTTGCTGCTGGCTTTGGAAGACCTGAGCACCAGCTGCTGGTGTTCCACCGCCGTAGAGCTGTGGCTCCACATCCTGCTGCTTCAGGCCCTGACGAGCCTGCAGCGACTTCAGCGCCCAGCGCACGGCTTCAGCGTTGCCAGAGTCGACAGCAGCGTTGTAGCTGGCTCGCTCCTGCTCATTCATGTTCTCCTTGCCCCATGCCTGCAGCGCGTTGAACTGCTCCTGACCACCGAGTTCGTTGAGGATTGCGTTGGTATCAGCTTCAGACAGCCCATCAGTTGAAGCTGCCGGAGCTGGAGCAGCAGTCATCATCTGCTTGAACATGTCAACAACTTCGGGAGTCGTGTTGAACGTCTCCGCAAGAGTTTCGTAGTGCTCAGAAATGTCCTGACCCTGGTCGGCCTTAGCCATCACCTCACCCAAGTCCACGCCCTTCTCAGCAAGACTCTCCACGGCAGCCGAGCCATACCTTTCTGAGGCTTGCTCCGCTGTGTATGCGCTCTTCTGTTCCGGTGCTGGCTCAGGCTCAGCCTGTTGTGTCTCCTCGGGCTGCTTTCCTGACTGCTCCCCCATCTTGCGTTGGAGCTCTGCATAGGCCTTTGCCAGCTCCTGCGGTGACTTGAACTTGCCGAGGATCGCGTCCTCCTGTGCGGCCTGTTCCTGCTCACGAACAAAATCCTCAAGAACGGTTTCTTGGCCAGGGGCA